CCTTACCATCCAAGGCATATTTATAGCCGAGAATATACTCATCGGTACCACCGACGGGAGAGACGCTTTCGGGATTAAGGGGATAGATCGCGCTAGGTTGACCTCCTATTAAGGTTACGAACCAATACTCATTCCCTCTTAGCTCAAGGTTGGCTTGAAGTCTCTCGAAAAGGTCGTATTGGGTCATAAAATCGTTAGCCTTTTTCAATACCGCAAGGGCGGGATGTCTGAAAATCTGCTCTACATTCCCCTTAGAATCCTCCTTAAAGAGCTTAAACTTGATGCCCGCGACCTCTTGAGAGATTGAGGTAACGGCTAAAAAGACCCAAGACTGATAATAATTTCCCGATAGACGGGTAACGGCTCGAAAAAAAGAGGTAAAGCGCGAACTAGCCCTCGACATGAGAGGCACCTTAGCAATTTTTTCGATAATTCGGTCAAGTAATTTCATAGCGTTTTGTTTTAGATGGTTGAATTATAAAACTATTCTAGCCTACGAACAAGCTAGGTGTTTTTTTGCGTTGGATAAAGCCCTCGATCATGGAGACGAAAGCATCCACATCGTCGTCGTGTTCTGCGAAAGGAAAGGCGATAAGAGAGGCTATAAGCTCGTCTATGTCGTAGCCCTCCACAAAAACAATGTCTCCTCTTTCGATGAAAGGAACGATCGCCATAACGCGCATAAGCTTATCGGTGTTGGGCTTGAACTCGGTAATAGGTATGTAAATATCCTCTCTCGATTTATTGCTCAAGAGTTGAGCGAGAGCCTTTTGGTACGCCACGGTCTCAATACGAAACCACGCATCGGGAAAGAGACGATGCCAGTTTACGCAAAGGTTTACCTGCTCGGTGATATTGCAACGGGTTTTATAGCTCTTAAGAACATAGATTTTGCCCGTCTCTCGATGACGACCACCCGCACAAAGCGAGAAATAATCCGCCGTCGTTTTCTCCGAGATTGCGGGGTCGCATGCCACGCCCATCTCAAGAGTACCATCGGCCGGCATCGGCTCCCTACGAATCCACTCAAAGCGAACGGGAGACCCTGCATTGTCGACGGGCTCGTTCATCATTTCACGCTTGAAACCCGCACTCCCGAGGTCGTGCTTCTTTTGCTCTAGGCTGACGACATGACGCTTAGGATTCTTGATTTTGGCATTGATTTTTTCCGCCTCCTTTGAGGTCTCCACATATTTAGAGGGCCAAGTAATTTTTCCATCCTTGTCGTAGATTTTAACCTCGTGGATGATTGCTTTCGGGTTCTCGTCGAGCCTTTTCTCGAGCCATGCTACTGACCCATTCTTGGCGATACGGTTGGCTAGTACGATGATTTGACAATCCACGGCGATACCTCTTAAAAGCTCCTCTAGGAACTCAATAACGCCTCTCGTCTGAATGATAGAGCGGGCGGTCTTAAGGTTCTCGATGTCATCGATAACATAGAAATCGGGGCGGAATTGGTCTTGTACATCCCCGCGTTGTGAGACATTGGTGGAGATCGCCCGAACATTCACATCGTTAGCGGTGGAAAACTCCGAAAAGGTCTTGGACTTTGATTTTTTCTTTAGGGCCTGGGGGTCTTCCCAAAATAGATGCCCGAAGTCTTGAATAATCTTTTTGTTACCCTTGAGCTCACGCGTGAGGCTCATAACCTGCTTGGTGGACTTCTTAAGATCGTGGGCGACCCATCCGATATTCCGCTTGTTGAAGTGGGAGGCATAGCAAATAAGATGGATGATTTTTATTTTCGCCCAAGTGGTTTTCGCCGACTCTCCGAACATAATCCAATAGAGGAATTTGTGAGAGCCTTTAAACTCCGCATCCTCCGCCATGACCTTATGAAAGGGGGCGGACTTCATAAAAAAGTAATGGGTGAAATAGTATATCCCGAAAATGTAGAGGCTATCACGACATAGGAAATAGCGGAGCCGTCGCACCGAAAGCATCTCTTTGATTTTTTCTTTCTTAAAGGTTGTCATCGATCACATCGTTAAGGGCTTCCCTCTCCTCGGGAGACAATGGCTCGGGCTCCTCGAAGGTCTGAATAACCCGCATGCTCCACTCGTCCGCCTTTAGGCGTTCAAGACACTTAAGAGCGAAGTAGGGAGACTTTTTAGCGGCCTTAATCAAAGCCATGCGTAACTCGAAAATAGGAGTCTGCTTAAGCTCCTCGGAAAACTCCTTAAATTCGGGGTCTTTCTTGTTGAAATGGTCGAGAGTCCTTTCGGCTATACCTGCATATCGGGCCGCCTCCTTGTTAGAGCATCCATAGGCAAAAGCATCGAGGAGTTTTTGTTTCACCTCCTCGGTAACGACGGTCGGGCGACCAAAACGATCTTTTCCCTCGGGGTTATCCATCACCTCCCCCTCGATCGCGTCGTCATCCTCCTTTTTCTCCTTGTACTTGGGTCTCGGTGAGGTTATTAAAGCCTTGGTCTCCTTAACCTGCTTGGCGGTCGTCTTTTTCTTTCGGCCAGGAGACTTCTTTGGTGTTTTCTTTGGGTTTTTCATTCTCCTTTTTGATTACGAGATTAACGATAATACGCCACATAGTCCACGGCATAAATCGAGGTTTCGGCTTAAGGAGTCTTAATAGGGCGGTCTCAAAGTCGATGCTTTCAAGGTGTCTCTTGGACTCCTTTCGGGCGTACTGCCTAAGCTTCTTTAGGGTGTTTGCTTTTCCCATCTTGTTTTTTGGGTTTAGGTAATTGAACAAAAACAAAGTAATAGACGAGATCGACGCATGGCCCGAATTGATGCCGTAAGTCGTTTTTATTATACCGCCATAAGCCAATAATCAAAAGGACTTGAGGGGTAAGCTCCTCTAACTTGAATTTTCTTTTAATGAAATCGAGAATAACGCAAAGAGTGATTTGTTTTTCCTCGGCATTTAGCTTTTTGATGATGCGGTAAAGCTTGAGCTTTCGGGTTATTTTAGCCATCGGTTTCGGTTTTTAATTAGATACTTGGTAATCATCACGCTAGCAATGGCCCAAAATACCGGCCATAGGAGCACGAAAATAGCTATAAAGGTATCATCGTTAAGCCGTGGCTCCCACCATCGCCTCAAGACGAGGAAAGCCCAAGTAAGGAGAGCTCCCGTTGCGTAGATAATAAGGTAAATCATTTAGAGGAGTTTTTTACTACTGGCTTCTTGCCACTATATTTAAAATCGACATTTTGGGTATGGATGTCGTGGTTATGGACTGACTTATCGACCTTGTGAATCTCCACCCCCGAGAGGATGTCTCCGATGATTCCCCATACCATAAGGATAGGGCCCACGAAATCGGTAAGCCTCTCAAAGTTGCTTTGAGGCTCCATTGAAAAGCCACCGTGCCAAGTGCCGATGAACCAAATAAGAAAGCCTACTAGGGCGAGGTATGGGTATTTCATTGGATTAAGATTTAATTAGCCCCGTATAGCCAAAATTTCTTTTGTTATTCCAAAGAATAAACGGGAAAAATAAGATAGATAAAATGTTGATTTTTAAATGGAAAAACCACCTAAATCGTCCGAGGTTTCCGTCGGGGCTTTTTTTAAACATTTGCCTAAAGTAGAAAAAGCCTAGACCCCAATAAAAAACTATCTTCTTTGCATTTTTTGAGTAGTAAACGAAAGGCTGATAAAATGGGTAAGCATTAGGGTATTTCCAAGCAAAGGCGGGTAAAAAATTTAAAGTTAGTTTCATGGTTGCTTAAATTATTCGATTGAACACTCTAATAAATTCCCCACATCGACGCTATTGGTTAAGTAGATGACGACATCGGGATTCTTAATCTCGGAGTAAGCTAGATAGATTAAAAGCCCAATTAAGACCCCTATCGTTAACTCGACAAAGACATCATAGGCTTTATGTAGCTTGGTTTTTGGTTTATCTGACATGGGTTATTTTAGATTAAGAATTAGAAAGCAATAGTATTATAGCGACCCACCGCAAGAAGTCAAAATAGAAGTTATCAAAACCTTTACAATAAGCCAAAATATGTTCTTAGTAATTACGCTCTTTTAGCTCCTTGTAAGGGCTTTTTGGCAAAGGCGCTTAAGACGATAAACACGATCATTTAAAATAGCTCCGTTCATTGGGAGCTTGTTACCTTGGTCGTCATGGTGTACGGCATAATGACAAGTAGAGCATAGAGCAACGAGATTATTCAATTTCTCCGCTCCTAGCTGTTTATAGGTCTTATGGTGAATTTCGAAGATTTTTTCTTTGTTAGAGCAAATAAAGCATCTACCGTTAAACCTCTTACTTGAAAAAAACCGTTGTCTTAACTGTCTCCAATGAGAACCCTGTAAATAGCTTTTATAATCCATGTTGAGATGATTGTTTTCCTTTCTGTTGGTAGCCTATTAAAACTTTGACTATCAGGCATGAGGGAGCCTTAAAGCTTATAGGAAAAGCCCTTAAATCCCGTGGCTTTGTTTCGGTTGTCTCTCCGAAGCCTACGCTTGCTTTCTCTCCTCGGCGTGATTCTTCCGTTTCGAGGGTAGTTCCTTTGGCTCAAAGCAAGATTAGATTGAAAGCCAAAGGCAATAAAAGGAGGGGGTCTATCAGTATATGATGGTCGCCTTTTTTCACCGTCTACTTATGTTAGCATCCAGCTCGGGGATTGACGGATTATGCTTATAGCCCTCGAGCCAGTATTTTCGTGTTAATTAGGAGGTAGACCGCAAAACCTACCACTCGCTAGAGACCAAAAGGACTAACGGCTTTGATTTTACAATCTACATTCTAACTAACAAACAAGAGCGGGGGGCTTAGAAATGGAAGACAACGCACGATCGAGTCATGCTATTGAAAGATCGAAGCCCCCGAGAAAGAAAAAAAGCTCACTATCCTGTCCAAGGTCTAAAGTCGTTGGCGACCATAGACAAGATAATAAGCTCTTGTAGTGGCAACGACTCCACGGATGCAAGGCTACCACGGTAAAATTTTCTTGTCAAAACTTTTTTTTAACCCCCCGAAATCGTAGGGTTTAGAACCGAGGAGACCGTCGGCTTTTGCCGATATTCTCTCAAGCGCACCTCCTCGGGAAACAAAAAAACCAAGAGCAAGCTCGAGGTCTTAATGTGTCGCCAAAGTTTAATTTTCTCCCCGAAGGGTTACTCAATAATCGATATTGATGAGAGAATCTTAACACGGCAAAAAAGGAGGGTCAAGAGTTTTTTTTAAGACTCCCGAAAACCCCCTCGATGCTACTATAGAGCACCACATCGAGAGGACAGGTTTAGGGGAATGAAACGGATTTTCAAACGCCCGAGGCCCCCTTATTCCCTTCGCTTACTTTCGGGTTTATGCCACGCGTTAATTATACCAAAGAAAAAGCCCCGACATAAGCCGAGGCCCCTCCCAATTTAAGCGATTTGATTGTAGCACGGTTTTAGGCGCGCCAAAAGTTTCTCTTAAGGGTTTCTATCCTGTTTTTACGAATAGCGACGCTCTTGGCATCCTTCGGGCCGATATTTTCGGCGAGCATGGCGATAAACTCTCCGAACTTCCCGAAATCCGCATCTTGGCGATTAAGCCTCTTGATGTTTGCGTCGATAAGCTGACGGTGGAATTTATGCCCCTTCTCGCGCTGACCAATATAGGCGACTATTTTCTCTTGGGCCTGGAGGTCATTATTCGCAATATCGAGGACTTTTTTAAGCTCGGCAAAAATGGCATCCTCCGCCTCGCGTCTCCGCTTGGACTCAAGGAACCAATAGAGTAGACCCGCGCCGATGGTCGCCGTATGGAGACCTAAAATAAGGTAAATCATGGAATTATTTTTTAGATTTTAAACGGGGTTCGGTTCCCCACCCTGTACAAATTGGAGCATCACAACAAGGCACCACAATCATCATGCGCTTATGCTCCGCCACGGTAATACCGCACTTATGGGCATCGCGCTCGATAAACTGCTCCTTGGTGATTTTCGGTTTAACTTTGCTCATGCGTTAGTATTTTATCAAATAAAGACGGGGTTTTGGAGGACACCATCGAAAGCATGGAACGGCGGAGGGTCATCATGGAGGCGATGTCGGCTTTCGCTTTATTCTCTAGGTACTCGGCAAAAGTCTCGATCTCATCGATTGAGGTGGCTATCCATGAACCCGAACGGTCGGAGATAATCGGACAATGGAGATCGCGGAGGTTGCGGATAAGTTGTTGAACGAGGCGCACGGTGGTCGCCTCCTTTATTTTCTCAAAACGCTCATGGCTCCCCATTTTGCGAAGGTGGCGGGCTATCTCCTCCTTTGGCACCTTTCTAGGGAAAGCCCGAATATACTCGAGGACTTTAGCCTCGTCGCTGTCTCGGTCGATCTCATCCGATAGGACGATATGGGGTTTCGGCCATGCTTTAAGGTCGAATTGGTACCTCATTTTATTTTGGATTAAGGGTTATTCTAAGGATGTTCTTAAAGGTCTCGGTGTTTAGGATGCCACGCTCATCGGGGGGCGTGTTTTCCATACGGGCCCGAAAGATCGAGATTTTATCGGCGAGCGCCTTAAGCTGATAGTCCGATAGCTCGGTGGTGGAGGACTTGATGATAAACTCACTCACTAGGAAATCCTTAAACTCCTCACGAATTGAGTCGCGGGTAACGCCGTGGAGAGTTGCTAGATCATCCACGGCGGCCTCAAAGTGTTTTCGGGTCTCGTAGTCTTGCATATTATTTTAAAAGTTTCTCTAGGTAGCGGATAATTTCATCGACCTTGGCTTGGTTAAAAAGGTTGGAAAAATAGACATCCTCTTTAAAATCTGCGTCTCTATTCCTTGCTCCCGAAGCCCACCCATTAAGGTAGACTCGAACCGTGAGGAGGTTTAAATGGGGCGAGTAGTCCATAAAAATATCATGGTCGAGGAGTGTGCTTATATCATAAGCAAGCATCGATACTTTTTTGTAAATATCCCGATATTTCTTTTTGGGCCTTTCGGCTTTTGGTAGGTTAAGGGGTGTCATTTCTTTTAAATTATTGCTCGAAAAGGTCGAGCGTCCTGTTATTCCGCCATTTTTTTGTATTGCTCCCAATACTCGGGAAAGGCGGATTTTAGCTTTTGGGTATTGATATGGTCGGCGCGGTAAAATGCTACCGCAAGGGCTTTAACAAAGCTACCGCCGTATCGTTCCATAGCCTCTATTACTTTATGGTCGTTATCTTCCATGGGTAAAAAATTATTGCCACGAGAGGCGTGGCGGCCTTTTAACTTATCATTGCTAGCCATTCCCACCAGTTACCCACAAAAAATTGATACTTGCGAGGGGTTGCAAATTTATAGATGGAAATTCCATCCGTTTTTCTCTCGGCCATTATCTTCTCTTTGAGCTTTCGGGCCTCTTTGCGAGTCTCGCATTTGTTGGTCTTGGTAATCATAGTTTTTAAATTTAGAATTAAACAATAAAAATGCGCTTTTGGATGGCATAGGGGCAAGTGTCATAGGTGGCGCATGAGTGAGGCTTAGAGTCGTCGATCTCAATGTCTCCCCATCCGTTAGACTCACGGCAAGCCTTAAGCCTCTCGATGGCTCTACGCATCCGAGCCTTGCCCTCGTTTATGATGGTGTCGGAAATCATAAAGATTCGAGAGCGTGTCATGTCGGTTTTATCTACGGCGATGATGAAAATTTGGGCATTGATACCGTCAACGATCTTAGCGATTTCGTGGTACATTCCCATCTGTAAGGCGTACATGGCGGGATGAAAAGTATCGAGGTTGGCGCATGTCTTAAGATCGGCTATTACTTGGGCTTTTTTATGGTAGTAATCCATCTTACCGACTGCGAAGATGCTAGAGTTATCGAACTCGTCCACGATGTCGCACTCAAGAAAGGCCTGGTTATCCCATAGTCCGCCCGTAAATTTCTCGTAAAGAGGTTGGCGCTCAAGCTCCTTTTTCATGGCGATAATGGTTTCCTCTTGCTTCGGAGCTAAGAGAATTACACCATCCCGACAATCCTCGGAGCAACATTTGAGCTTTTTAGCATCCTCCTTGAGTTGTGCGGTACGCCTTGGAACGGTCTTATAGTGAGTATCAAAATGATCTTGCCCGATAGTGATAAGGCTATCGGCTCCTTTCCCGAGGGTAAAATTCTCGTTATCCTCATCCTCCCAAAACTCGGCTACTCGCTTGGCCCAATAATAATAAGGACATTCGTCGAACTGCTTAAGAGAGGAGGGGGAGATTCTGCTAGTGTCTTGAAACTTGGCAAAATCTAAATGGGGTGTTTTTGTGTACATGGCTTAAATTGGTTTAATGATCTAAAGGGATGCTCCATTTTGGACGACATCGATACACTTGGCAAGTTGCCCCTCGTTCATTTCGGAGCAGGTAGTTACAAAGTAGTAATTGCAAAGCTTATCTATCGAATAGTTTTTGGCTTCCACTAGAGCAAGTAGCTCTTTAAGCAATTCCTCCTTGGTCTTGGCTTTCGGCTCATCCTTGACACCAAAGACCTCTTTAGCATCGGCAACGGTGTCGGACTCCTTCTTGGGTTCAAAGTCCTTTTGCCGTTCCGTTACCTCGGTATAAAGCTCGTCGGGGATGATGTTTTTGTAGAACGCCATCGCCTCGTCGTAGACCTTCTTAAGCGAGTCCATGTCCTTCGCCTTTTTAATCTGACCCGAAAAGTCGGGGGTCTCCTTCTTTTTTTCCTCTTTTTTCGGGGTAGTCTTGGCATCCATTGGGTTATCACTTGGGCCCGCCTCCTCGGTCTCCTTAAGGATGACCTCCTTATCCATAAACGCCTTATCTAAAAGCGGTGGCATCTTGTCGCCATGGGCATTTTTAGCTTGAGCGTAAATCGTTTGGAGTACAAGGAGAGATTTAGCCCCCTTTACCTTTGCAAAATAATCGACCTTCTCCTCGGGCTTAGGAGCGGGAGCCTCCTCTTGAGGTGGCGGTGGGGTTTGGGCCTGGGGTTGGGTTGGGGTTGAAGCAGGGGGAGCGGTAGGCTTTTCGGGTTCGATTTTATCGAGGTTGGTTTCGTTCGGAGACTCTAAATTATTGAAAGGTATCTCTACGATCTCACCCTCTCCCTCAATGTAACCTCCTCGCTCCATGATGTTATCGAGCTTGATAGCTCTATCCATTTCGGGAGAGGTAGGTAGGAGCTTGCCAAGCTGTTTAATGGCGGTCTTTCTCGGCATCCAAAGCATCGGGTCGTTTTCGGGTTGCCATAGGGATTTTTTAGAGTTGTATTTAACATCCGCCTTGTAGCTTTGGCTCATTTCGGCGATCTTCATTACATCCTCTTTTCTCATAGCCTCAAAAATATAGTCTCCATCCTCAAGCTCCGCCCATGCGTAAACTCGATAGTATTCTCCTCGATCTCCTTCGATTAAAGGCTCATGGACGATTCTCGGCTCGGTTCCCAAAACCTCCTTATAAAGGTCATTCTTATAAACGACCTGCGCCCCGATGCGCTTTACACCGTTCCGCATGGCAAGGGTTTTTACACCACGGTAGCCGAGTTGGAATTGAGCGTTTGTTTTTCCGCTCCTGTAATCCTTATAGGGAACGATATAACAATCCCCCGAGTAATTGGAGGGAAAGAGTCCGATGGCCGCGCACTCCATAAAAGCCCCAAGTAAAGACTCTTGAGTACACTCGAGGAGCTTCGGGTTAATTGTAATAGTGTGCATCACGCTCGACATAAAGCGAAGCGAAGCCTCCTTGGAACCAAGGAAGTTTTTTAACTGGGCCTCTTTTTTAGCGAGAGCCAGTTTTAGAAAGTCCGAACCTTGAACGGCCGGCACATTTAAGTTATTTTCCATAAAGCTTAAATTAGGAAGTAAGTAAGTTCATGCTATCAAAATTGATAGCACTATGCAAGCTAATTTTTTGGGAAAATTTTGACCTCGAATATAGCTTCTATAAGCCCTTTATAATACTTTTCCTTTTCGGGGGTATGTCTGCGAATTGTCGTAAAAATCCCGTGAGTTCCCATAAAAATCAATAAGAGAAATTTACCTTTGTCGGGTAGTGGGTATCGGTCAATAAGACCTTGCTCGTGAAAGGTGGTATCGTACTCTCTAAAATCAAAATGAACATCCTCGAGATCGATAGGAAAAACCCCGAGGAGCTTCGCCTTTTTCGGCTCCTTAAAAAAGTTGTGAGATTGATAGGCGACCGTTAGCTTGGTGTAGACATGGGAAAATTTGATAATTGGGGTCATAGATTTTTGATTAAGGCTTTAATAAGTTTCGTAGTAACGGCGTTCCCGTAACATTTGTAGGCCTGGGCATCCGAAAGCCCCTCGTGCCAATTATCGGGGAAGCCTTGGAGCCTAGCGTATTCGGTTGGGGTAAATCTTCTAGCTCTTGAATTTTGGATGGTGTATTGTTGGGCATCCTTGTCGAGAGTGGCGGCCAATCCCTTCCCGACCCTTCCGCGCCTTGTTTTAGATTTCTCTTGCTTAAGATTGATAGAGTCGCCCTCCATCGCGACGGTGTACCCCTTCTTTGTAGCCTCGGGCACTAGAATTAAATTATCAATCTCCACCCCTGTTAATGTATTGCTATGACTTTGATTTATGACTTGCCAATCTCTCATATCTTTTAGTCTTGCCTTAGTTTTCCCGCTTTCGTAGTCCTTCCTTATTGCCTTTCCAAATTCGTTTCGCTTTCTTTTTATAACAAAAACTTGATTATCCTTTTCGACACTCGTAAGGGTATTGGTGAGACCATCAAAGCGAGGCTCGATAATCTGATTTACCTTCCCATCCTCATTATATCTCCCTCTCTCGGCGAAAGCGGTCGGCTCTCTAACACTACCCATAGCTTGCAAAATCTTTTTTAATTTTTTCTCACTCAAGTAGTATTTTTCGTCCACCTCATCCTCGAGGATGTCGGCGAGCTTCACCTTGTAATCGAATTTTTTAGGATAATCAAAATGCCAAAACTCCTTTAGGGTTCCGCACTCCTCCGCGATCGTACCGACAATAAAGACACGCTCTCGGTTTTGGGCTACTCCGAAATCCTTGGAATTGAGGACTTGATAGTCTGCCGTATAGCCTAGCTCCCAAAGGGTTTGCATGATGGTACCGAGAGTTTTACCGTTGTCGTGGCTGATTAAGCCTTTCACATTCTCGAAAATGTACCACTTGGGCCGCTTTGCTTTAAGGATTCGGGCGAGCTCAAAAAATAGCGTTCCTCGGGTATCATCGAATCCGCCACGCTTGCCCGCCATACTGAAAGACTGACAAGGGAAACCGCCCACGAGCAAGTCGAAGTCGGGGAGCCTGTCGGCATCTATTTTGGTGATGTCTCCGAGAAAATGATGGTCGGGGAATTGATTTTGGTAGACCTGTATAGCCCATTTATTGATCTCGCTAAAGCCTACGCACTCATGCCCCGCCTCAATTAGAGGCTTGGCAAAACCACCAATACCCGAAAAGGTATCGATAAATTTCATGCTTAAAGGTCGTCTTGGGTTAATTCGTAGCCGTCCTTACTTAAAAGATGGAGTAGGTATTTTCGGATAGAGCCGAATTTCTTAAGGCGTGTATTGATGAATTTTCGGGCGGGTTTACTTACGCGGGTAAATACCGCCTCATTTTGCTTTGACATGTTTTTTAAGGGTTAAGGTACAATGTTTATGCTTAGATTTTACCGCTCCTTTATTGATCTCGGCGGTACGGACATCGAGGTCGTCCTCTTTAATTCCTTGCCAGGCCCCGAGACCTGTAACGGTGTCCTTAAGGAGTACGACGGGGATAACTATAGATTGCCCTCGATTAAGCTCGTCGGCGAACCATTTAACTAGCTCCTCGGGGGTCATTTCTGCGGGGTTTTTAGGCATGATCGTAGAGTGGTTTAATGATAAAACCCGCCCCATTCCTTTTAAATGGATTTATAGGCGTAATTTTCCTATAAGTATCGGTCTCCAAATTCCAAATAAATACCTCTCCATTTTCAAAATGAAACCATACCTCATTCTCGGATGAAATAAGGGGGCTGTGCGATACTCGAATAGGGAGAGAGTGGAGACTTTGGCTTATTCCACTCTTTTTAATTCCCATCGAACGGCTAAGAACCTCCTCGGGATTTTTGGCGGATATTCTAATTAAAGGATTGCTTGGCCCTGCATCCCCAAGAGCCTTAATTCCACGGTTAAGGTCTTTTAAATTTAAAGGTTCATCGCTTGAATTAGTGGAGAGGGTGGTAGGATTCTCGCTTTCTGCGAGTACCGCCTCCTCATAGGCTGATCGGGCAATACTGCCCCATTCGTCCATTTCGTTAGGAAAGAAAATCATAATGCTTAAATTAGGAAATACAATAAAAAGCTATCATTTTTGATAGCAAGGGTCAAGGGCTTTTTTTCCACTAAAAAAGAGGCGGTCTAGCAAGTGGGCGGAGGCTCTAGTCCTCGTTCTACGCTAGCTCGGTTTGGCTCTTTCCCTTTCGGGCTTTCTCCTTGCCGAGCTTTGATCGTCTCTTTTGGGTTGCCCTGCTAGGGTTTTCCCTTTTGCCGTCCTTTGGTCGGTCTTGCTCTCCGAGGGTGTCTCCACCGAGGCGGATTCTTTCTCTTTGAGGTTCCCGAGGGCGGTTTGAGGTCTGCCCCTAGCAGGTTTAACTTTTGCGGTGGTGTTAAGTTTTTGTCTTTCTTTGTACCTCTATTATAAGCTCTTTTTGCCTTCTTGTCAAGAGGAAAACATAAAAAAGTGTTATTGTCAAGTAACAAGGGTATAGGCTTAGATAAGCCAAAATGGGCTTAGTGTTCTTGACAACGCACAAAATACTTTTAAAAGTCTATACATTTAAGCCGAAAACTATGCAAAAAACATGTTAAATACCTGTTAAAGACATGTACCGATTTAACCTATCAGTTTGACATGGTTTATTTGATATGCTATAATAGTATATTATCAAATAACCAAAACAAAATGAAAAGAGACCTACTCGCTCTTGCGTTATCGGTCATTGTAGCCTTGGCTACCTTGAGCTAACGAGGTGGGGGGATTGACTCCCCCCTCTTTTTTTGCTATAATTGTAAGATTTCTTTTTTACTTAAGGGTAGGGGAGAGGCATAACCCTACCTCTCCCCCTGCTTTCTAACCCCCTACATCATGCCCAATTTAAGCCCAAAAATAAAGCGGTTCGCCAAGTGGCTCGCTATCCTCCTCCTCCGCACTTCGATTGTTCTATTCGCCTATCTGCTTTTTGCGCTCATACGCGTAGCGGAAACCACCCTCTTAGCGACCGCATGGGTCGGGAGGTACTTCGATGTCCGAATCAATACGGGCATCGAGGAGGAGCAAGAAATGGACTTTAGCCAAAAGTTCACCGAGGACGAGATCGATAAGCTCGCCAAGACCGTTAAAGAGACCGAGACCATCCAAGAGATCGAGGCGCGTCTTAAGGTTTCATATCGCCAGGCCCGAAAGATCAAGGAGGCCTCTAAAAATCCCCTCTCGATACGGCATTACTCTTGGGAGGATAAAATAGCATAATCCGCATATATACGCGAATAAACCCCGTATATCCGCCGAATTTTATCCGAATAATATCCGCCCATGAAACGAAAAAATAAGCCCTTCATCCTTTACTCGAGGAGAAAACCCCCCTAGAATCAAGCCACTTTTTACTTTCTAAAACCTATAAAATGAACCAAGAGCAAAACATCAAGGCTATCTCTATTCTCGTCGCATTGGCTTTAATGTTCGTCGGGTACCTTTGGCTCTCCGCAAAGAGCTACAAGCCTGTCGACTTAAGCCGTGCGCCCGTGATAAGGGAGTTCGTCTTTGATAAGTGCGAAGTCCTTAAGGACTCCATCGTGGTCTACACTAAACCCGAAAGGGGAGGCGTGAGTGGCTATCTAAGCCCCTGCGGTTCCTATTCGGTAACGGTGTACCGTGAGGAGACCCACGAGGGCGAAAATTGGATTTTGTTTACCGCTAGCGATCTGCAAGGGTGGCAAACATCCGACATAATGGAGTAATCCATTAAGAAAAAGCCCCCCTCGAGTAATCGGCGGGGGCTTTTTTGTTTCTTTTGTTTTTGTCTGACTAGACAATGGGGTCTCCCTCCTTATCGGCTCGCTTGGTAAAGTAGTACATGAATACCATCGTAGCGATTTGGATAAATTGGTCGGCTGTTATCCTTCCCAAAAATAGCCCCACAATCACCGCCACGGTAAAAAGAAGTAAAACTAGCTTAGAGGCGGACTTTAATATATTTGACATGCGGTTTATTCAGTTATGATATAAGGCTTAAAGGGTACGCCCTTTAGTTGGGCGAGGTATTTGCGGACGGCGCTCGCGTCATCCACGGCCGCCCATGCTGTTTTCATCCGTTGGGCGAGGATTTTCTCATTATCCTCAATCAATTTAGCTTTTTTAGGGTCGATAAGCAAGGATTGAAACACCTGCCAAGAGCCGTACTTTTGAAAAAACGACTCCCTTATGTCCGATTTTCTTCCTCGTGGGAAGGCTACATCGGCATGACGCAAGACATCGATACTCTTAATTTGGTTTCGCTCCATGATCTGCTTGCAAAGCCATTGTGTAGCGAGCCTTTGGGCCTCGGTAAATTCCTTCCCATTATGAAAGACCTCAATGCCAACACTTAGATAATTTAGGTTATCATAGACCGACCATCGGCTTACACCTGCATGAAAACAAACATCTTTCTCGTCTGCTAACTGTACGATAGTGCCATCATAGTCGATTGTATAATGAACGCTTATCTCGTCCTCACGCTTGAAAAACCTAAGCAAATTTTGAAAGGTTGTTTTTGGTTGGCTCGCCGTGTCGTGGACGATAATAAACCTCGGTTGATTTCTTCCCTCAATCACATCTACCTTAGTAATTTGGTCTAAAATTTTGAACATTAGATTTATTTAAGAAAGTCCTTGATGTCTTGCTTAAGCGTTGCCAAGTCTGCTTTTGTAGCTAATTGGTCGAGTTTTTGCTCCACCTTGTCGATGCGCTTGGCGTTGCTCTCTACTGTAAATATATACCGCGCTCCCGAGAAAGTCCAAAAGATAATGAAGCCCACGACCGTTAAAATGGTAGCTAATTGTAGCTTAACATTGTGTCGGTTGAAAAAGGACTCGTCTAAGGTGGTACTCATTTTAAAAGTGTTTATTTTAGTGCTTTATATCGTTCTATTTCTTCGGGTAGTGCGGTTCCCTTGATGATTTTTACCAAGAGAAAATCCCGCGTTATTTCCTTCGCTTGCTCGAGGTCTTTAGCGTCTCCCGTGTCCTCAAGTAAAATAGGCTCATTGACCATAGCTTTGCCGTCCTCCTTTTCCTTAAGATTAAAGCCTTTTATTCGCTTTTCTTGTTCGGGTGTGATTTCTACCTCCTCAACGGGGAGGACTTTAATTTTATCGTCTGCCATAGTGTTTTTAGGTTACGGTTGCTATTAAAAGTGAGGGTTGCATACATCGCAAGGCTCCGCTTTGATTCGTGATAATAAGCTCAAGAACGGAAGCGCTAGAGAGGTCTGCATCGATGTCGACGGTAAGCCCGAAGGTGTCCGCTCCTGTATTTGAGTAAACGGATGCACCGTTGACCGAGACATCTACATCGTTACCTTTGGAGATCATGTTAAAAGAGCCGATCGTGGTGGATGCGTTAGGGCCCTCATTGATTGAGATACCATCCCGCAAGTCTTTATTTTGAAAATCCCCCGTACCGTCCGTCGTGGTTGGTAAGTCTCCCCAAGATAAGCCCGCATCCGTAAAGCTAGCCTCCTCGGAACCTGTCGCGGAGTATTTGGTGATTTTGCGAGGGGTCGCATTGGTGTCGATGCGGTAAAATTTGTTATCTTGCCTATTCCCCATAAATCGATCGTTCGAGTCGGTGTTTATTCCGTTCGTACTTGAGAGCGTGGCGGTGTTACCCGATACGCTGACATACCAAAGGCGGTAGGCACTTGAGTAACTGAAATGGATAATCGCCTCGGTCGCACTCAAAGCCCATGCTCCGCGATTCGTAACGGATGAACCCGAACCGAAATTTAGAGAGTTTTCGGTTTGGTTTGTCATGGTCGTAGTGGAGACCGTGATCACTTTAGTACGGACATATCCAGTAGCGGAGACATCCCCTCCAATATAGAGGAGCTTATCGTCTGCAAGGTAGCGGACTAGCCCCTTGGTAGTAGAGCCATTAGTTCCCGATATGTCCTTGGTGGTTCCTTTTGTAATGTTCAAGCTACCATCTACCGAGAAAATAGCGGTAGTGGTATCATCATCCCATCCCGCAAAAACCTTGTTAGCGGCCACATATTCGGTACAATAGAAAGTTTTGCTTGAGGCCGCCTCCACCTCAAGGATTGCTCCAACGGTATCGAGCAAGTCGGACGCATCCAAGTTGAACGCCACGGCGCTCGCATATCCCGAGTTATCGTCGTCTCCGAAAAAGATTACTGCCTCGTCTGTAGCTGATTGTATGACATTCCAGTACCCGACCGTACTAGAAAAATGCTTGACTCCTGTAACCATTTGAGCATCACCCCAAACGATTTTGCCCGAGCTACGATCTGCAATTTTGAAGTAAAAGCGGTAGTAGTCGCTTTCGGCTACGAGCCACATTACACCAAATTTGTCGGTGTCGGTTTTGAAAATCTGATAATGATTTGCGTTATTGCAAGGGTAGCCGTCTGTATCGAAATCGAGCGAACAATAAGGCGCGATGCTTAAAGTCTTGCTCCGCACATAGCTCGAAGCCCATCCTCCCGCTTTAACCTGCATGGTGGCCGCGTCTGCTATAGGGCCGAGGGTGTTCGGATAAAGAGCTTGGATGTCATCATAGACCCCATCGACTGCCGTTTGGAGAGCCGAATCATTGTAATTTGATGGAATGAGTACGCCGTCGGCATCCGAAGCGTCCGCAAATTTCTCAAAGCCTTTAATCGGGTAGTATTGCATAAACATCGGATTCGGGTATACCCCCGCGATCACTCCGCCATTACCTCCTCCGCTCGATGCTGAACCTGTATTTACTCGCATGATTTTTGGTTTTAAAAATTAAGATTGATTTTGAAAGAGATGCAATTCGTTTAGTCTAAAGACTCCTCCATGAGTGTCGGCCGCATTATCGGCTAGACGAGTGAGCTTAAAGGTTACGGTTTTACCACCTGCCAAGTCCGCTTGAGGTATCTTGATCGTGGAAAGAGTAACGACCTTAAGGGTCTCCGCCGTGTCGGGGGTGGTTACGGTCTCGGCTACGGTTGTCGCCGTTGGCGTAGTGTCTCCCGCGTCTGCGATGGCCGCATAATCAAGAGAGAGCCGTACCGCCTTGGAAGCCTCCGCCGTGGACATGTCGAACCCTATTTTAATCTCCCAATCCTCGCCCGTGTCGATCTGCTCGGGGATTTGGACATCAAAATAGCAAGAGCTATCACCACTACCCGCAAAACCTGCGGCCTTGAGGTCGCCGATAATCACCTCGGTAATTACATCGGTATCGTCGCCGTCGACCTCCTCAATGGGATAATATCCCGCTTGTAGAGCATCGGCCCGCGAGTTGTTGTACTGCGATGCGGTGGCGGTGTCGCCTATGCTGACTTTTGCGGATTGCATAAAGGTTTTTTGTTAGCTTTTTCTTTTTGAGCGGACTTGAAAGTCAAATAATCGATAATGTAACCCCCTCCGATAATAAAGATATTGTCTTTCACAAAACGCTCGAACTCGTCAATATCAAAATCATCCTTCACTTGGTCGAGAACGATCAAAGCTTGCTTGCTGTATTTTAATTCCGATGCTTTGGCTTTGTCTGATATTGACATTTGGTTTTTTGTTACGATTCTATTCTAACTCTAAACGACCGCGACGACAAGTTGAGCGGTGAGGCTATTTAGTGAGGTTTTTACGATGTCAATTTGAGCTCGATCGAAAAGTTGCCCCGAGTCTGCCGTTCCAGTTCCATCAATAAAGGCTCCAATCTCCTTAAGGGTTCCGATTGCTTCGGTTGGTGAAAAGTAAAACTCCCAAGTTACCGAGGTACCCGTCCGCGTTGGGGTTGGGGCCTGGGCGGTTGTTCTGCCTATCTCGGTCTCGAGCGTTGTGTCGGTGATTGCGGGAGAGCTTAAGCCAGTACCGACGGCAAGGTAATTGATAAGACCCGAGTAGGTGGTATCACCTGCCAAAAGTCTCGAAAAAACCTCTTTGCCGACCGTGGTAACGAGGTTATCGATCTCTTGAACCTTCACGATGTTACCATCAAGGTCTCTTAGTGTGAGCTTAAATTTTCCTTTGAGTTGGAGTTGTGATTTTAATTTCATTTGATAGGGGTTAAATCCAAATATGAGTTGCGCCTCCATCCCAAACGAGTTTATCGGGCGTGGTTCCCGCATCGTTCGACCATACTTTGCCGAGGTAGAGAGTGGGGGTATATTGAACGGTAAAACCGACCTGTTCGAAGATGCTTTCGATTTTGTCCTCGAGTTCATTATCGGCTATTTCTATATCCCTGTCATCCTTCATTATTTGCTTTTGGAGCCAATACAAAATCCCAAAGGTTCGGGTCGTTACGCATTGGACGGTATACTCCAAGGCATCACTCCCCCGCGCGGTGGCGATCACTCTTTGAATTACATAATCCGCGTTTAATCCGCGTATACTAGAGGATATATTGATGGTCTGACCTGCCCGAAGTCCATCGGAATAGGTCTTAAAAGTCGCCTCGTTTGCCTCCTCCGCCCACGCTAGAACCTCTTGCAAGGCTCTTTGACGGGCCCCCGTTTGAGTCTTGATTGATTTATCGATAACCTTAAATTGGTACTCTCCGAAAGAGGAGATCGAGGAGTTTTCCTTATACAAAACAAAGACGGGATAATAGGGGTCTCCCGTCCATTCGACAAGTGCTCCCGCTGTCGGAGCGGTCTCAAAAGTAACGATTTTTTCTTGGAAAGAATAGAGGGCATCGTAGTCGATCGTCTCGATAAAATAAAGAGTCCATTGGTCTTGCGTCCATGTCGGAGTCGCGTCGCCTGTATGGGCATACCCTTCATATTCCGCCGAGGTTGTATACTCGACCTCGTAATAATTTGAGGCATCGAGTCCGCCGTCTCGGGTTATCCGAATATGGTACTTATCATTGACGGCAAAAAATAGGTCATTGGTGGATGCCTCGGTGAGGGTAAAGGTATATTCGGCGAAAGCGGTCGTAACGGTTCCACCTGCAAGGGTCGCCGTGGCTGATAGGTTGGTCGCGCTCGGTTGGTTAGAGCCATCATCGCTGAAAATCTGAACGACCAAATTATCCACGGGAGACCCGACCTTTCGGACGCGTAGCCTCACCGTTCCACGCCGTCCTTGTTTTCCGACGATGATTTGTTGGGCCTGGAAAGAGTTACCCGCTACATCCCCGACAAGTGCGGCCACTCCTCCCTCTATGATCTGACGAGCCCCTAGATTTTCGGTAAAGGTGTCTAGGTTATCCGTACCCACGGGCACCTCCACCGAGTCCACCTCTAGCGTGCTATTTTTGTATTTATAACCTAGATGCAAGACCTTATTAGCACTATCTGCTTGATGGCTCAAGTCCTCGGTGATCGTATCACCCAAGTAGTCCGAACCTCTAACATAAATAGCATTTCTCATTTGGTCGGCGTTTGAGTTGACCTTAAGAGAGTTGTAAATATAGTTTCCACTATCATCGGTGAGATTGAACGCGGAGGCGGTCTCGAATTTATCGAAAAAGTGAATATCCTTATCCTCGTCAATAAACCAGTTCCATTGAAAAAGCTCGGCGAGCCGTTGGAAACATTGAGACGGGTACTCGTAATTAAACGAGATATAATTCACCGATTGAGTAGCATTAAAGGAGTTGTTTCGGGTGAACGCGGAGGCTTTGACTACCTGCCAATTATCGAGAGTTACGACCACCGTTTGGCCGGCAAGGGCTTTAATCTCCACTTGGATTTTTCTTATATTCGTCCAATCGGGAGAGCCTGTCGCGGAAAAACCGCTAATAAGCTGATGGCTTAGATTCCACCCCGTAGCCGAAAGGTCTGCGGTTATGTCTTTCTCGTAGTAATTTGTTAGGTCTGCATCCCCTAGCTTAAGCGTTGCGGTCTCGAGCTTGGTAACATCATCCACAAAGGCATCGATGTCGATAAAGTCGGTCGTGGCAAAGCCCGAGGGCTGTAAATTTAGGTAGATATTTCGGCTCATGGTTTCGGTAGAGCCGTTGGATGTTACCTTTCGGGCACGATCACCGAGGCGGTAATTATCCGTATCGATAGCTCCTCCGCTCCATGTCTCGGATGCCTCAAAGCTCGCGATGTCGATGCGGTTTCCTCGGTTAATGTAACGGTTCAAAATCTCAATAATAACATTGATGGCGGGCTTATCGGTAAAGCGTTCCGCCACTAGTCTACGGTCGCAAGTATGAGTATAGTCCTTTACCGTTACGGTGTAGGTCTGCTTTTCTACCGCCTCCACGCTCTCATCAATCTTAACGATATTGCCCCCGAATACGGGGCTACCGTCTTGCTCAAAAACCACCTCATCGAGCACCGTAGGGGCAAAAGTCCGAGAGCCGAATTTTTGAACTTGAAAGCTCACGGTATCGACTTGGTTCGTTATGGCTTGGCTCCAATTAAAGGAACGCCAAAGGACTATGCTAGAGCGATCAACGCCGTTGATTTTAAGTACAAGAGACATAGCATTGATTTAAGATAAGCGAGTTTGAAGTCGTAACTGCTCCATGATGACATCCCCAATACGAATTGCCACCTCGGGAGCATCCGCTAGGAGCGTGTTATTCGATAGGCTGACATTGACCGTAATACCTCCGCCTCCCATTCGGTTATTGGGAACCACGCGCCCCGATTGTCCGAAAACGACTTGCTCGGGCCCACGCTCCCCAACGGTAACGGCTTGGCCTGGGTAAACATTCCCTCCACTAGCTCGGAATACTCCCGCGACCTTGGCACCTGCTCCCTTGATGGCACCACCGGCCGCCGAAAGACCCGCCTTTGCTTTCTCCTTAAGCTCCTCGATCTTTTGGATTACCGCCATGATGGTACCGACAATTTTCTCGACTATTCCAGTAATGAAATTGACGGCTGACTCGGCGACCCCCTTCATACCTTCCCAAAATCCGCTCCACCCCTCTTTTATCGCCTCCCACCCTGCCGAAAGACCTGCTCCCACCGACTCAATCCATGCGATAATCATAAGCTTAATGGCCGCGATTCTTACGCCAATCTCGGCGGATATTGCCCGCCATACATCAATCACCTTAGCTTTAACGGCATCCCAATTTTTGATTAAGAGGGCGATGGCCGCAATAAGCCCCACGATTGCCCCAATAATCAAAACGACGGGATTGGCCGCAACGAAAGCGAGGATAGTACCGACGGCTCCGATAGCTGTAACTAACATGGGTAGCACTATCAAAAGGGGAAGTACCACCGCCGAAATTTTAACAATGGAGGCGATTAAGGGGGCGTTGTTTTTAGTCCACTCTCCCGCACTCAAAACGATAGGGGCAAGAGCCTTGGTAAGCTCCATAAGAGCGGGGATTAAAGCCTCCCCGATATTCTCCATCATGTCGCCAAAATCGTTTTTAAGAGCCACGATTCCACCCGAGGAGGTCTCGCGCATCTGTTTATTGGTGATTTTTAGGTTCGCGTTCATAATCTCTTGAACGGTAGCCACTCTTTCGGCTTCGGTTCCATACTCAAGCATCGCTCTTTGGGCCTCGGTCGTTACGATACCAATACTCTTAAGACGAGAGACATCGATACCGTTCACCAATTTACCCATAGTGTTAGCCGTGGCGTTCATTTGCTCGACGCTGACATTTGCCCCGTACTGACTCACCGCGAAATCGGTCATCGCCTCGGATAGATCACCGACGGCTTTCGTGCTCACTCCAAAGGTGGCAAGTTGGGCTTGGGCGGTGATAATCGCCTCGTCTCCCACTACTCCCACTTTCTGCAAAGCCGACGCTTTCTCCTTAAGCATCTCCACCTCCTTCTTGGTTCCCTTGGCGATATTGATAATGGAGTTGTTAAGTTGAGTCTCCGCAATTTCTTGTACTTGATAGGCTTTTATAGCTTTACTCGCACCTAAAGCGATGGCGGTACCTGCGGCCGCGGCCGCAATAGCGGTTTTTTTCATTCCCGCTTGGATGCTGTCGTTCATCTTCCTTAACTTGGAGCTCGCCTCATCCTTTGCCGATACTACTACTTTTAGGTCGCGTGAAGCCATAAATTTTTTGTTTAGTGTTTAGTCTTTTTCCGCTTTGATTTTCGCAAGCTTCTTTTGAGCATTGAAAACCGCTATAACATTCTTGATACTATTATAGTCCTCTTTGAGAATTTGACTAGGTAAACAGTTGAGAGCGACGCATAATTGGGGAATAACCGCCACTTGGTCATGGCCTGGGAGGTCTTTAACGATCGCGCTATCTATCTCGTCCGCGTCCGATATTACTTTTTTTTTATGTCCTCAAGTAGCTTGTCGGTAGCCTCCTCTAAGGCTTGCCCGTCTGCCATTGGTAAATCCTCGAGCACCTTTCGGGTGATAGCGATGTCCTTACCATCTTTGTCGGTAAATTTCTCTACGACTACGAGCATTTTTTGAAAAGTCCACTCGATCGTCGCGGATGCGTCAAAATCCGCCGTATACTCTTGGGTCTTTGGGTTTATTTCTCCCTTAGTGGCACCCATCAAAGCCTTTTGCATGGCTTGATGATCGCCGTAGGTAATACCTTGCTTAAGGTGTGCGGTAAATCCGCTTACCTCAAGTTTAATTTGAGTCTCCATTGGGTTATGGGGTTAGTTGTGATTTAGTAGGCCGCGACCTCGTTGCGGAGGGTACAGTCGACCATCTTAGAGTCTGCGATAGAGTAGAAAGCCTTAAAGTGAAAGCTCTCGGTAACTAGCTCATTTTGAGGCAAGCTTCTTTCGTAGTCCGAAATCTTGGCTCGGTATAGGTCGATGGTAATGGTAGGGTTGCTTGATGCCCCGATGGTAGCCGTGTGCAAAAGTTTGATTCTTAGGGCCTGGTAAGTGTCGTTATTCTGCAAGTCCTCGAAAGTGGTATCGTTATGGACGAGCTCAATATCCCCCTCAATCATAAATGCTTGGTTCAAGATGTCGTTAGGCTCCTCGCTTCCGAGTACATCCTCGCGCATGATGTTTTGACGCATTTCAAGAGAGAACTTTTTAATTGAAACGGCACTCGCCCCGTCTAGTCCGCTTTGAGCGTTCGCATGCTTAAATGAGATCATCTTAGGCACGAAATCACGCTCGCTAGTGATGCTTACGGTGTTAGAGTCGCTTTCCTCGGGTTTTGACTGAAAGGCCGCCTCCATCATCACATAATTACCTAGCTCTCCATCGAGTTTAATGGAGTCGATGACGGCGTTCGGATAAGCCTCGTCGAGGTTGGCATCCTTCACGGCAAGGGTAAGGCTTTGGTGTTGAGTAGTTTGCGCCACGCTGAAAACATGATCGTAAACGCCCGTCTCCACTAAAGCGGGTGTATCTGTACCAAAAAGAGACAAAAGAAGAAGTCCAAAAGACTCGTCCTTAAGCTTACCCTTAATGGTTCCCTCTCCCCATTTGCTCACGATGTCCGCACCGTCGGAGTCCTCAAGGCGTGCAATACTGGACTCGTTAATAGCCCGCTCGATACGGGTTTCGATAGTTGCATCCATCCAAGGGAGCCAATAATCGATTGCGTCGGCGGTTCCACGAGTTCCCTCCTTTCCGATTCCTACGCTTACGAGTCTACCAATTAGTTTAGTCATCGTTTTTTGATTTAGTTTTTAAAGTTTCATGTAGCTTATTCTCCGCATCCTCGGCGTTTTGAGCCTCCACGGTTACGCCATGATGGGGAAAGTTAAAAGGACGCACCGAACGGGATGGACGAGCCATTTTATCGCTCTTTACTGTGCTCTCCCTCTTTTTTTGACTTTCTGATTTTGGCATAAGCTTTTGTTTGATGGTTCAATTATAAGCCTCGGTCAAGGTCTACGCAAGTTTTTAGGAGATAACCGTTACCTCCTTCTTGCAAATAAGTTGGAGCATGGCGTATTTAACCGCTCCATTGTCTCCCGTGTACTCTCCCCAAGTTGAAGGGAGGGCCAAACAGAAATCGCATACCCCGCCAAGGTTGTAGTCCTCATCGAACGCGCTCAAGAGAGCGTCCACGGTCTCGGCAAGGATTTCGATGGCTTTGTCGCGCCCTGCCTTATCCATTTCTTGATGAACGATAATATCGAAAGCGTAGGAGCGCAAATTGTCCTCATTCGTAAAGAGCTCGCTCGTATTCCCCGAAGGTTCAAAGGTAGCGGCCGGAAACCCGTCGAATTTTCCACTATGAAAGTCCTTGACTTGAGCAAGGTTTGATACAGTTCCTAACTTTGTGCTTATTGCGGCCCTTATGTCTGTAAAGTCGGTTGATGCCATTATTTAGCTAGTTTAAGAGTAATTTTATTGAGAGCGGAAGCGAAAACCGCGTTATTGATTGCGTCGGATTCCTTAATCCCCATGTCGTAGAAAGGTATCAATTTCGTACCCTTACGAGCGATGGCTCGAGCCACGAGAAAGGGGGGGATGCCGTGCCTATCCGCCCATCTACGAATTGCCTCAAGAGGCGGAAAGTGGGGCTTGCTACGGGCGGAGCTACCGTCGCCGTGGACATACATAGCATAGGGCGCACGATTCTCGAGTACCCCTTTAAGGGTTGAGAAAATGGTGGTTTGCCTATTTCTTAGCTCCCCTCGATCGGTAGGAATATGAGGGGTTGCTTTCGCTTGGATGTTAAAGAGTGCCTTATGGATGGCGGGGTCGATAAATTCCTTAACGATTTGAGGCGACTTTTTGAAAGCCACCTTAAGCTCCTCCATCCCGTCGACCCTCATGGTCATAAAATTTTGTTTCGCCATATTATTCTTTTACGGGTTTTTCCATTATGCAAGTAAGGAAGTCTTGCCGTTTCATGGTGTTACGCTTCACTCCGCGCACGATATAGGTGGCGGAGTCGATGATAAGATGATCGTTTGGGGTGATGTCGTTAGCCCCCTCGGTTACAAATTGGTAGGCCTGGGAGACGAGACCAAGGGCGACCGTGTTTTGGTCGGAGTCGATAGGCTGAAAAAATCCCTCATAATCGATAGAGAGGTCGGTAAGAACGGACTTATTGCCCGTGTAGACATGCCTCCAAATTGAGGCAACGGTGTTAAAGTTAAATCTACTCATGGCTTAAGGCTTAGGCAAAACGACGGTATTTTTTGATTATTTTTAGTACGGATGGGTCTACTTCCTCATTCCAAGATACATTCCCACCCCCTACACCCTCGGAGACGACCCCTTGAGATTTGCGTTTGTCGAACTCCTTGGCGACGAGCTTTAAACAAGCGAGCTCAAGATCACTAGGAGCCGTTACGAATCCACCTTGGTAGGTAACGCGTATATTCTGACGGTCGGGAGTTATGGAAGCGAGAGAGGCGTTTAAATAGATGATACCCGCCTCGTCGTCGGTGGTGTAGTCGTTCGCATTGAACGCCACCCATGTCGGGGTACCAAGTGAGCCCGTTTTGTATTCGACGCTCGTAAGGTCATTGATAGGGTACTGCTTAAGAAAAAGCTTATTGCGGCCCGTACCATCGAAATCTCCATCGTGGAGCTCTACGATGTCCTCCTCGGAGTCAATGATGACCCTGCTTATCTCGTTCTCTATCCACTCGGAGCATCCATTTATAAAAATCTCGAGGAGCGTGTCGAAAGTGGAGACGCTGATACCGAGATAGCTCTTTTGGTTTGCGACGGTGGTTAAAGCGTTGTCATTTAAAGCCATATTTCAATTTAAGGATTTCATACACCCCACGAGCGTACCCGTGGGGTTTAGAAAGCCTTAAGATTACGCTACATCGGCGTTGTTAAGGTCGCTCTTTCCGACTAGGGATTGCACAAGTGCAACGGCTCCAAGTACGAAAGATGGAGTAGTACCACCTAGATCGTAATTGATGCGGAGGAAGCGGTTAGACTCCCCGTTACTGTTTGAACCTTCCATATTGATACCAAAGCTCTTAATGGTATTGGCATCGTCCGCGTCGTAGCTTCCGCTAGATGCGACGGCGGTGTAAGTTCCACCTACCGCGTCGGAGGTTTCGATGTCGATTTGGCAAGTTGGACTTGTACCAGTAACCGCACCGATTGAGATAATGACCATTACATCGTCATTATACTCGGGCCCAAGGTCTACTCCCGTAGACTGACCATCGGCCGTAACGGCGATAGGAGCCTTAAGGAGTACCGCCTTGTAGTTTTCAAATAATTTCATCGTGAGAAAAAATTTAGAGAATAAAATAAGAGTGTTCTTTTGTTTTGGTTTTTGTTAGCTTAAGGGAACCGCCTATTTGCGGGTAGCCTTTTTTTCCTCCTCATCGGAGGACTTACCCTTATCATCGGCTTTTTTTTCATCCTTCTTTGGCTTTTCGTCCTTGCCCTTATCCTTGGACTCGTCCTCGGTAGGCTCCTCGGTGGCTTTCACCCCCTCAAAGTCTACTCCGATGTTTTTCTGCTCGTCCTCGGTAAGGTCGTAGGATTTACCCTTATCAAAGAGTTTTCCGCCGTAGATGATATTTCGTTTTGCTTTAAACATAACGGTTTTTTGGTAATTTACGGTCTAAGGGGAGCCGAAGCTCCCCCGAGACTATTCTTTTCTAAAGAGGACTAGCTAGCGGCCAGTTTGAGGACATTAAACGCCTCACCTACGCCCACGGCTAGAGCTACGCGTTCAAGAACACGCACGGCTTGAGAGTTAGACTCAAACATGCTCACGCCTCCGATGGTAGCATCGGCGGAAGTAGAGATAGCGACCTGCTTGCGGTCTCCAAAGTAGAACTTTTTGAAGTTACCGAAAATACCGTAAGCCTCACCCGCGCTAGGCGCGCTAGGCATCTGATCGCTAAGGTATACAGGATAACCTAGCAAGAATCCCGCGGGTACAAGGGTACCTCCTTCGGTTTTAGTGCTGATTACGCCAGTAGTGTTGAAAGCGATAAGGCTTTGGCTACCTTCCTGCAATTTCTTGATACCGTTCCATACAGTACGATGGAAAACAAAAACCGCACCGCTTAGAACGGTGGATTTTAGGTTGGCTTGCGCGTCCATAAGGTCGGCAAGATCAAGAGTTGCTACGGTAGTGTTTCCACTTGCGGCCGTAGAGGTATTTACCTCGGTAGAGTTAAGTACACCAGTAAAAGGAGCACCTACACCATTAAGACCTTGCAAGTCCTCGGCTCCTGCCAATTCCTCGGCAAAGAGATCGATAAGGAAGTCCACAATTTCCACATTGGCATCCTCCATAAGCTCGTTAGAGATAGGAGTAAGACCCATAGCGGTTTTAGCGTTTAGCTTAACATTTTTAAGCACGGGTTGAGACCCTGTACCTGCTGTCGATTCACCAGGCCAAGTAACGGTTGGCTTGGTTCCAAGAGTAGGCATGTTAAGAGTGTCGCGCCCCATAGGGATATGACGAGACAATTTACGGATGATACCGTAATTGTCGGCAACGCGATCGATTTCATTCAGTACCTCCTCGGGTACTACGAAACCACCCGCCGAGTCGGTTCCCTCGGTCATGGTTTTAAATTCCGCTTTCATTTCTTTAAGGGTTTCCTTGTCCTTAGAGAACACGGCTTTAAAGAATTTAACGGCATTTTCCTTGGCTTCTTTCTCGGCGTTACCTTTACCGTTTAGGCCTGGTAATTGTAATTTATCGAGACCGGCCGCCTTGATGGCCGCATTGATTTTTTCCTCAATTTGGGAGTTGAACTTTTCCGCGACCTCTTTGTCGACGATCTCGGGGATGTTCTTTTCTAGGGTTTCTTGTACGCTCTTTTCGAGGGTAGCTTGAAACGCCTTTAGTTGTTCTTCATTCATGCTGAAAGAAAAATTAGGGGATATTATTTTTTAACGCGATTTTTAACGGTAAGAATACCCGCCTCGACTGTCTTGTCGATGCTTTGGAGCATCTTAAGGAGTTGAGCGTCGGCTTTCTTTTTCTCCTCGTCCTCGTCGTCTCCATTGGAGTCTACGGATTCGAGTAGAGTCTTAAGCTCCTTAACCGCTTTGTCCATCGCCTCGACCGCGTTAGTTATCGAGGTTTTAGTCTTTGCGGAAAGTGTGCGCCCTGCCTTTTGAGTAGGCTCCGCGTCGCTTTTCACATCACCCATCACCGTACCAATCCTTTCGGTGGCATCGGCTACTAGGCTGTTGACATCTTGTTTAAGTGTCTTGATGATATAATCAATTTGCCCTTTGGCATCTTCGGGGATAGGGTCTTTCTCTTTAACAAAAAGATTATCGAGCTCGTAGGCTGTCATTTCTTTAAGTTCGGGCATGGTACCACCAAGAGCCTCGTAAGCTTCTTTAAGCTCGGCATATTTAGCGGTCTTAGCCTCATCCTCAAGCGAATCATCGGCGAAAAATGCCTTGATGTCTGCCTCGAGTTTAGCTTTAGCCTCCGCCTTTTCCTCATCGGTAGGCTCGTCGTCTGACTTGGTAACTTTGGCGGTTTTTTTCATCATGTCCTCAAGCTCCTTAACCTGCTTGGCTGAATCCAAGGCATCGGGATTTGATGGTACAGGTACAAAAGAAAGCTCCAAAAGCTCGGAGGTTTTGATGTTATTCCCTTCGCGTGTCTTTGCAATAAAGCCGATAGATACCGCTTTAAGGATGCCGTCGTCATAAAGGACTCGGGCTTTCTGACCTTCCTCGGTACGAGCAAAAACTCCCTTGGCGATCATTTCGTCGCCGTTCTTTACGATTTCGGTAATTGCTCCGATAGGATAATCCCAATAATTATGCCCAAAAAGCAAGACGGGGTTTTTCATAAAATTAACCGTATCGATTCCCGCTACTGATACGATCTCGCCGTCTCGGTCGACTACCTCCTTAGTCATTACGACCTCAAAAGTGCCCTCTCCCTTAATCTCCTTAATAGATAACTTTGAGATTGCCTTAAGCAATTCTTTAGCTGTCTCCTTTGAAAATTCCTTTAAAGATATTTTAAGCATGATTTTTGGTTTTAGTATCTAAAATAAGTATCTCGCTTTTGCAAGTCGATGTCAAATTAAGAGGTCTCGGGTATGAGTGTGCATCTACAATTTGGATGCAAAGGTGGCCCTGCGACATTCTCATAATCAAGAGGGAGACCATCGGGAGCTTGCTCGCCACGCTTGAAAAAGTCCTTGCCTACGCCGATCTTTTTCCCGTGCATTGGGCCGCAATTCGGACATGTTCTCTCATCCTCGGCGGTAAACCATACTTTGCCAGTTACCACGCCCGACTCCTTCCATACCTCAAGCTCGGCTTTCGTTTGGGCTCGTATGGTCTCGGTTCTTGCTACGACCTCGGCTCGTGCAACGCTAAAAGCCGTGGAGTCGAGTATTCGCTTTTCAATGTCCGCGATGGCTTCCCCATTCTCAAGACCTGCCGAAATGGTGGCTCGTAGCTTCTTGGTGGTCTCGTCGGTCATTTCTCCCGCTAGCTTCTTGGTGTTTCCTTTAATGAACTTCTGCAATTCGGGGGTAAGGATAACTACCTCATCGCCGAAAATCCCCAAAAATTCCAAGGCGGATATTGCCTCTTTCTCGGTAAGGTCGGTCATTAGAGGAGTTAAGAGGTCTACCGTTACCTCCGCCTCCTTCTTGTTATCGAGGACATTCGGAGCCGTAGCTTTCCAATTCTTGCTCTTAAGTGATTCCTTAAGCTTGGCGATCGCTCGCTTTTGCTGACCTTCCCAAAGCTCATTGAGTACCTTTTTAAAGCGAGCCTCAAATTCCAGGCCCGTATTGTCTCGGGTCTTAATCTTGACCTCTCCCTCCTTTTCAAAGCGTTTTTCCTCATCGGTAAGCTCCTTGGTGGGCGTTAGGCTCTTAAATGCTTTGGAGATAATGGTTTTAGCGACAATCTTAAATGATGGATTCTCGTTTACCGCCTTGCCTTTTTTAGGGGCTCCTAGAGGCATCACATTAAAAGGCACGAAAACATCCTCTCCATTCTCTACCTCGGGCAAGTCCTCCATACGGCGGACATCGTTAATTGAAAGCCATCCTCCTTTAATCCCCATGTCGTACTCCTTAAGGATAAGCTCTCTATCCTCCAATACGGGGCTATCAAACTCGAACTCGAAACCATCCGTATCTTTGAAACGAGGCAAATAGAACTCGTTAAGAGTGTTGGTAATCTTGGTCATTTTCGGCTTGATCGTTCGGGAACCGAAAGCGTAGGTAGCGGCCTTGGCTGACGCATAGGTCTCGTTACCCGTGAACCCTGCAATCGCAAGAGGCACGCGGAACATCGCCATAATCTCGTCTCGGTTGAACTTACGACCCTCTAGGTATTCCATGTCTCGCTGACTGATTTGGAAACCCTTAATTTGAAGCCCACCCGAAGCGACTGCCGTTCGGAATTGTCTTTGAGGGCCTGCATGGTTTTGATTCCATGACTCAATTAAGCGTTTCTCGTCCTCGGGTTTCATCACATCGGGAAACTCTAAGATAACATCGGGGCGAGCGTCATTCTGAAAATACTTTTTGTTATACTCACGGGCATAATTGTCGGTATCGGCCGCCGTCTTGGCCGCGCTTAAGGTGGAGAGCCCTAGAATATCCGAGTCGGGGTTGAAGTTTTTAAAGTGTATGATGTTCTCTTTCGGGATGGGGATAA